ACCAGCAGGCGCAGCTTGTCAACGGCACCAACATGGCGATGGCAAACGGCTTTGCACAGGCCGAGCTTTCCCGCAGCAACCAGCAGGCGGCGCTGATGCAGCAGCTCAACGCCATGCAGATGCAGGCCGCAAATTGCTGCTGCGAGAATCGCGCGGCTATCGCGCAGGTGAGCTATGACATGGCGGCGCAGGCGTGTGACACGCGCAACACCGTGCAGAACGCCACGCGCGACATCATTGACGCGAACAACCAGAACAGCCGCGCCATCCTCGACTTCCTGACGCAGAGCAAGCTGTCCGACCTTCAGACCGAGAATCAGAATCTGAAACTGGCGGCATCTCAGGCCGCGCAGAACAACTATCTGATCTCTCAGCTGCGTCCGTGTCCTGCCCCCGCCTACATTACCTGTAACCCGTGGGCGGGTAGCGGCTATGGTGGCTGCGGTTCCGGCTGCAACTGCTGACAACTGCATAGCATAGCTTTTTGTTGGCGATTTTGTTGACGTCAACAAAATGGTCGGCCCCGTGCCGATACTTACAACAACGCGGCGGGGCAATAGCCCTGCCGCTTATTTTAACTGAGAAAGGAATGATTTTAATGGCAGAATTTACTTCTGCGGCAATTCAGACCGTTGCTGCTGGCCAGAACGTTCCCCTGACCGAAACGGCGGTCAATAGCAAACCCTGTATCGTGCATCGCCAGGGCGCGGGCATTGTCACGCTGCGCGGCCTCACCAATCAAAACCGCGCCCTGTTTAGGGTCTCCTTTGGCGGCAACATCGCTATTCCCACCGGAGGCACGGTTGAGGCTATCACGGCGGCGCTTGCCATCAACGGAGAGCCGCTGACCAGTGCAACGGCGACCGTCACGCCCGCGGCGGTAGGAAACTACTTTAACATTTATGTTTCCGCACAGGTCTGCGTTCCGAAAGGCTGCTGCCTGACGGTCGCAATGGAAAATACCAGCACTCAGGCCGTCAACTTCGCTAACTCGAATCTGACGGTTGAGAGAATCGCGTGAAAGGAGAATGGACATGAGCAAGAAAGCAATGTATGATCTGCGTAATATGCTGTGCGACGAACTCGACGAGCTGGCACGTAAGGGCGAGCTTGGCGCGGGCGACCTCGAAATTGCGCACAAGCTGACGGACACCATCAAGAACATCGACAAAATCGAAGCAATGGAAGATGACGGCTATTCCAGCCGCCGCGATGAGTACGATATGCGCGGCAGAGGCAGACGCGGCACGCACTATGTGCGTGGCCACTATTCCCGTGACGGCGGCATCGACAACATGAAACGCCAGTTGCAGGAAATGCTGGACAACGCCGACGATGACAGCATCCGCAGAGCTATCCAGCGCTGCATGGACACGATCGAGGGCTAAAGGGGGTGCACCCCTATGGTCGACGAGAACGAGGTCAATCGCTGGATAGCTCGCCTCGAGACGGAAGAATCAAGCTGGACAAACTATGAGCGCCTTGCCGTGCTGTATGCCATCCGTGACCAGCAAAGCGGTAGCAGAGAGAGGGGTTGGCCAATGGCATACTCCGCAGCGCCCGCGCCAGCCAACATCGAAACATACGGCGACAGCGATTTTCTGCGCGCAGTGGCAGATGTTCCGCCGGACAAGGCATGGGAGATCATGGATGAGCTGATGGACAGCTTGAAAATTGTAAACGAGCGCGTCTATAATAGCGTCATGCGGAAACTGGAAAAGTAAATTGCAGATGGAATTGCAGATGAGTTACAAAAACCCTTGTAATATCAATGCTTTTGCGGATTTGGTTGCGGGTTCGACTCCCGCCGCCTCCACCAATGAAAAAACCTCGCAGTTTCAACGGCTGCGGGGTTTTTCTTGTATTTGCAAGGGTTTTCGGGCTTATCTATTTGCGCATAACTTGCGATATTCGCAAGTTATTTTTCGCCAAAACGCGTATTTTGCAGATGAATTGCAGATGGAATTACAGATGAAATTCGGATTCAAAAAAGCCGTCAACGGCGTCTGCCACTGCTACGGCTTTATCATCCATGGTGTGCTGATATACGTTTTTTAGCATGTTGTTTGTAGAGTGCCCCATGCGTTCCATTGCGTATTTATCGGGGACATTGAGCCTGAGCATGACCGATGCATTTACATGGCGGAGGTCGTGGAAGCGGAACGGCTGAACTCCGCAGCGGTCGCACGCACGTTGCAGATGCTTATACAGAACGTTTCTGGTCGCGTGCACAATGTAGTCATCTGTGCGCGGCGTTGCTTCGATCAGCCCCATAATATACGGCGGGACTTTTAGTTTCCGGTTGCCGCTGTAGGTCTTAGGTTGCTTGAGCTGCGGGCCGTCCTCACCGTCTACCATCGCTTGCTTAATCGTAAGAATATCGCCGTCAATGCAATCCCATGTCAGACCTCTGATCTCTGATGTGCGAAGACCGAGCCAAACGGCCAGCAGAAACGGCAATTCAAAATCCGTGCCTTTGCAATCCTCATGCAGGATTCTAATTTCTTCCATGGTAGGGATTTTAATTTTAGGCGCTTCCTTCTGCGGCAAAGATACGCGGAACATTTTATCGGGGCACTCCTCCGACATTGCCGCCGTAAACAGGCCGTAAGCGTTGCGGACGTACTTCGGGGACTTTTCCCGGGACATCTTATTCACGGCACGCTGCACGCGATCTTGCGTCAACGCAGCGCATTTAACGCTCATCAGCTCCGGGAAAACCACTTTGCGGAGTTTTCTGTACCCGTTAACGGTGGAGGGAGATAGTATCGCGTCCTTGCTGTCGATATATCGGTCGATAGCATCACCAACCGTGCGCTCAGACGCACGAGCAGCAGACTTCGCGCCGGACTTCAATGCGGCGGCTTCATTCTCCGCCTGCCGCTTAGTAAGCGCTGTGACGGACACGCGTTTTCCGTCTACCATGACGCTGACATTCCAGTTGCCGGACGGTAGTAGTTTTGCTTTCGGTATCTTCATCAAATCCCCCTCCAAAACCCGTAATCTATGCAGTGAAAATCAATGTACACGCACCACACAGCAAGCATAGCAATGATGACAAACATTATAGCAATCACAACGTTGCGGATACGCACTCCACGCCGCATGATCTCGATGGTGTCAGTCTTTGCGTCAACGTGTCGTTCCAGCTCGTCGTTACGCGCTTGCAAAGTTTCCTCGGTTGGCGTCAAGTGTTCGGAAATTCCGAACGATTCATCAAGGGATATGCCAAGCACTTTGCAAATCGCAGCGACCGTATAAACTGATGGGGACTTAGATGCGCGGGAGAAAAAATTTTTTACTGTTTGCAACGGTAAGCCCGCTTTGTCGGCAATATCTTGATGCGTTAGTCTTAACAAGTCTTTTTGCTCCTGACATCGTTTCTGAATGTTCACTTAACATCATATCCTTTCAGTGCAAATGTTGCACTTTTTTGTAGCAATGAAATATGTCGGACGCTGTCGAAGTGTCGAATCCAAGTCTTGAAAGTGCAGTGCTGGGTGCTGTACGGTAAAGGCAAGCAGCGGCGACCGCTCCCCGCTGACTGCAAAAAGGCACTGCCGTTTGTTGCAGAGGGCGGCAGTGCCTTTAGTTGGAGATATTGATGCTTACACCGTCTTGTGCAATAATCGACATATAGCCCCGTTACTATAATTATTTGGAGGGACACAAAATGTTGTGTAATGGCGTAAAAAATGGTACAATAAACGAAATGGATATTGAAATAATGCGAGAGAAAGTGCTTTATTCCGCGCTATCGCTTGCACCAGAAGAAAAAAACCATCTTCTAAGATTTATTGAAGGAGGCTTATGCCATGAAAGAGCTAACGAAAGCATGGTACATAGACGCGAAAATGGTTGACGCAGTAAACCGGTGCATGGACGCAATCCGCGCATCTGGGCTTTCTGCCGACAGCGCGGAATATCTTCCGGCCTGTTTAGATCAGGCAATCAAAGCAAGTAATCAGGTCGCCGCACAGAGCACTCCATTTCGAGAAACTCATGTGCAGGTAGAAGAAACAAACGGCGGGTATGATGTCACGCCTTGCGAGCTATTATTTGTTCAATAGCTGCCGATGCAATACCCTTCGATATTGTTTCAATCACCGCCAAAGAAACCGACCCAAATGACCGCAGTATTTTTGACGTCTTTTCCCATTGCGCTTTTTCGGAAATTGTCGCTATAAACTCATGCCCCTTTGGGGTGACATAGTAGATAGCCGGCAGTTCGTTATGACGGAAATTCTCAACGGGGTCAAAGCGAAAATCTGTTGCCAGATATCCGCTTTCGGAAAGCTGGATAATATGATAAATCAGCGAACCCACGTCGTACTTATTCAATGGAGGGGTAAGCCGCATTGAATCTACATAAAGCACATGATATCTTGCTGCGGTATATCTTCCAATTTCTTCCGTCTTGATGTAGGTATGTTCCTCGCAGAATAGCATCAAATCGCGGACGCAATCAGGGTCAAGTTTCATTTCTTCCCCCTCTTGCTTTTCAAAAAATCAATATAGCGGTAAATCTCATCCAATTCCTCCGCAGATGCAGAGCGAATGAACTGAGCAATTTTACCATCTACGCCCTCGCCCTCTGTGGCGCGGGCTTCTTTTATGCCCGGGTCGTTATCGAGCAGCCCCTTCACCAGATCAATATCGTCCTGCTCCGTCAGGATTTCTTCCGGCGTGGTTTGCAGCAGGACGCACATACGAGCGGCTTCTTCTGGGGAAGGGAAGTTTTTACCCCGCTTCCATTCAGATACCCACCCACGCTGTTTTTTCATAATAACTTCGGCAAAATACGAGTTGCGCCACCCGTTTGCTTTTATGATAATTTCAATTCGTTCAATATCTACTTTTACGGTAGTCCTTTTAGACACAGCAAGTTTACCCCTTATATTCTATTAAATACGTTTTCCCCTGTTTTGTGCGTTTGATACGTCCATCTTTTGCCATAAAATACAAAATTGAAGAAATATCATTTTGAATAATGGGGTCAAAAAACTTATATAGTTCGGTTTGCAAGATGGGGCTATTTTCCATAAGAGATTCTTTAATTCTATCTTCTAAATTTTCCGTTTCTGAAATATGCAAGGCTTCTTTTGCGCACAACTCAATCTTGTTCTCTAAAAGGTATTTAAGCTCTTTTTCGTATTTTTCAATATAACAAAAATCGTCACAATGAGAATTATGCAAATGCTCCCACATATTAGAAAAATAATCTTGGTATTCAGGGCCAAGAGAAATGCACTTAGATTTCAAATCATAAAATGCCGGGATAATTGCTTTTAATATTTCGATTTGATCTTCAACGGAATGCGGCTCTTTTAATGCGACGGCAAATCCAATTACAATTTCTTCAAGGGGCTTAATTTCTTTTGAAATAGTTTGGAAATACTCAACACCATGCAACGGCTCCGGTCTTCCTTCGAAAGAGCCTTTCTTCTTCGCAGGAACCAATTTCAAAACACTTTTTAGACTTTTCATACAATGTAACAAAAAAACTAAATACAATTCGTACAATCCGACGTTGTAAATAAGGTTGACATACAACAACGGATTGTATATAATAGCCTTACAGAACTTAATTAAGGCAACAAAAAACCAAGCCCCCAACGGATTTTCCGTTTTGCGGACTTATAACCGATATTTTGTTGGCTGACACTTACATAATAGCGGTGTTGGTTGCGTTTGTCAATATAAAGTTCTGAACTTTATAAGGAGGGGAGAACGCTTGGAATTAAAGGCAATCCGAGAGAATGCCGGTTTGCGTCAGGAAGACGTAGCGAAGAAACTCCGCGTAAGAGTTTCTGCGGTGTCTAACTGGGAACGCGGTGTGAATGGTATCGCAAGCAAGTACATTAAGCCGCTGACCCGCTTATACGGCGTGACCGAAGCGGAAATTAGAGAAGCATCGAAATCCGCGCAGACCGCAAGGACGGGAAAGGAGGGCACATGAAGCGAAAACGTCAAGTTGAAATTGTTTTGGATGCGCTTTCTGCATGCGGGGTTGATATGACCGATGATATCAAGAATGCAGTCTGTAAAGCCTTAAAACAAATTCGGGCTGAGAAATTTGCCGAAAATCAGCAAAGCAAATGGCCGGTAATGAGAAAGCGTGCCGACGAGATCAGAGAGGGCAATAAGGTGGGCACATGAAACGATTTATTAAATTGTTTTTGCTTCTCTGTTCATGGGCTCTGGTCGCTATTGTATCCGCCACTATCTTAATGCTTGTTTCAGCGTGGATTGCAGGATCAACGGAAAGCGTTTTGTTTAACGCTGTTTTTTTGGTCTTGGCCATTTTGGTTTGCGCTGCGATTTTGGCGATAAGTGGGGCGGACATATGAAGGCAAAAAAATGCCCCGCCCAATGTTGCAGCATCGAGCGGGGCGGGTGGGACAAATCTCACCACAAGATATTGTGTCCGTGCTTATTGTAGCACGGAAGAAAGGAAAAGGCAAGATGCTAAAGCCACAACAGTTAACGCGACGGCGAAATGACCTTGAGCGAGCCGTGCGCGGCGCGATGGGACGGGCGTTAATTCGCACCGGCAAGGAGCTGGGCGAGGAAATCGGCCTATCGGAAACGCAAATCTGTAACAGAATGGCGGGGCGTTCCCGCTGGACGTTAGATGAAATTTGGGAGCTTGACCGAGTTTTGCAATTCACGGACGCGGAAAAGCTCATGCTGATCGGAGGCACGAAATGATTGACACGCTGTTTTTCGGCGGCATCGCCGCTACGGTGATCGCGCTCAACGGCTGCGATCTCACGACGGGGCTCGCCGTCATCGGCGCGTGCGCGGTCGGCAAGTGGCTGTATGAGCTGCTGCCCTACATCGATAGGGGGTGCAGGGGGTGAAATGCGAGCTGTACCATGACAACTTCCAGAACTTCAAAAAATACGGGATCCCCAAGGCACAGCTCGTGATCGCGGACATTCCCTACAACATCGGCGCTGATGCTTACGGAAGCAATCCAACATGGTACATCGGCGGCGACAACAAAAACGGCGAGAGCAAAAAAGCAAAGAGCAGCTTTTTTAATTCCGATGGCTATTTCAAGATCGCCGAGTATATGCACTTCTGCAACCGGCTTTTGAAGAAAGAGCCGAAGGAGAAAGGGCAAGCCCCGGCAATGCTTGTTTTCTGCGCGTTCGACCAGATGCAGACCGTCATGGAGTACGGGAAGCAGTACGGATTCAAGAACAGCTACCCGATGTTTTTCTGCAAAAACTATTCCGCGCAGGTGCTTAAAGCCAATATGCGAGTAGTAGGGGCGACGGAGTTTGCGGTAGTGCTTTACCGTGACAAGCTTCCAAAATTTAACAACGGGCGCGAGATCGGCGAAGATGGGAAACCGATTCGCGGCACGGGAAAGATGGTTTTTGACTGGCAGAAGTGGGAACGTGACGGCAAGGACATTCCCAAGATACACCCCACGCAGAAGCCGGTGAACGTGTTGAAGCGGCTGATTGAAGTTTTTACCGACCCCGGCGACGTTGTAATCGACCCATGCGCGGGAAGCGCGACCACCCTCCGCGCGGCGTATGAACTGGGGCGAAATGCTTACGGTTTCGAAATCGACAGGAACTTTTACAAGGCGGCGCAAGAGGAAATGCTTGCTCCGCTGCTTGAGAAACCCGCACAAATCACGATGGAAAAGGTGACACGATGAGACGGCACGACAAGCGCACGAGAGAGCAGCGCAAGGCCGACGAATCGGCGCTGATTGCGGCGGCGTGTCTGGGCGCGACGATCCTCTTGATCGTGATCTCAATCCTTGCAACCAGCGCGCAGGCGGTCGATGCGGAACCGGAAGAAGCCCCCATCGTAGAAGAGTATGACCCCGCGTGGGACATTCCCGCGACGGAAAGCGCGGTCTGCAACGACGTGTTTCTCGGCGAGTTTACGCTCACGGCCTATTGCCCCGGACGCTGCTGCTGCGGCAAGTGGGCGAGCGGCTACACCGCCACCGGCACGCTGGCGACCGAGGGGCGCACGATCGCGGTTGACCCGAAGGTGATCCCTTACGGCTCACACGTCCTGCTGATCTGGCCGGACGGCACGCAGCACAGCTATATCGCCGAGGATTGCGGCGGCGGTGTCAATGGCAACCACATCGACGTATTTTTTAACAGCCACCAGGCGGCGCGCTATTTCGGCGTGCAGAGCGCAATGGCGTATTTGGAGGTGGAGGAATGATCTACCGCTGCACCTGCTGCCACCTCATTTTTGACCAGCCGGACGTCGTCCTGCATCGCGTGAATCTGGACGGGGAGCGGGGATACCAGACCGAGAAAGAGCTTTTCTGCCCGGACTGCGGCGCAGAGGAAGCCTATTTCGAAAACTACAGGGGAGACGAAGATGAAGATGCAGAAAATATCGACGCGCGGCATGAGCCGCGAAGAATGGCTTGAAGAGCGGCGAAAGAGCCTCGGCGGCAGCGACATGGGCGCTGTGCTCGGTCTGAACCGCTACCGGTCGCCCTACGCGGTATGGGCGGAAAAGACCGGCAGGATCGGCGAAGAGCCGGAAAACGAGGCAATGCGCATCGGGCGAGACCTTGAGCCGTATGTGGCAAGCCGCTTTGAAGAAGTGAGCCGCAAGGGGGTGCGCCGCATGAACTACCTGCTGCGCCGCGAGGATTGCCCTCATCTGCATGCCAACATCGACCGGCAGATCCTCGGCGAAAGCTCCGGCCTTGAATGCAAAACCGCGAGCGCGCTGAATCTCAAGCGCTACGAGGGCGGGGACTTCCCCGAAAGCTACTATGCGCAGTGCGTGACGTATCTGGCCGTGACCGGCTGGGCGCGGTGGTATCTGGCGGCGCTGGTGCTGGGAAAGGGCTTTTACTGCTACCAGATCACGACAACTCCCACCGATGACACGCCGGAATGGTGCGAGAGCAGCGTATATGTCAGCCCGGAAGAGATCGAGGCCGTCAAGCGCTGCGCGGAGGACTTCTGGCACGGCTACGTGGAGGCCGACAGCCCGCCTCCTATGGACGGGGCGGAGAGCACGACGGAGACGATCGCGACCATCTACGAGGGCGGCGGCGGCGAAGTCGAGCTGTTCGGGCGCGAGAGCCTGATCGAGCAGTATCAATACCTGATGAGCCGCAAGAAAGCCATTGAGAAGGACGCGGACGCCATCAAGCAGCAGCTGATGACCGACCTCGGTGACAACGAGACTGGGTTCTGCGGGCGCTACACGGTGAACTGGAAGGGGCAGTCGCGGCAGACCTTTGACGCAAAGGCGTTTGCTAAGGATCACCCCGAGGTGGACCTGAGCGGCTACTACAAGACGACAAATTTCCGCAAATTTGCGGTGAAGGAGGAAAAGGAAAGATGAAGAAAGAATTGATTCAGAACGCGCAGGGCGCGCAGGCTGTCAAGGCGGGCAAGCCGACGATGCAGCAGTACATCAAGCAGATGGAGGGCGAGATCGCCAAGGCGTTGCCGAGCGTCATCACGCCGGAGCGCTTCACGCGAATCACGCTGTCTGCCCTGAGCGCAAACAAGCAGCTCGCACAGACCACGCCGCAGAGCTTCCTCGGCGCGATGATGACGGCTGCACAGCTCGGCATGGAGCCGAATACGCCGCTTGGGCAGGCGTACCTGATCCCGTACCGCAACCACGGCCAGTTGGAATGCCAATTCCAACTGGGATACAAGGGGCTCATTGACCTTGCGTACCGCAGCGGTGAGGTTAGCATCATTCAGGCACAGGTCGTTTACGAGAACGACGAGTTTGAATATTCCTTCGGCCTTGAGCCGAAGCTCAACCACAAGCCCGCCTGCGGCGAGCGCGGCGAGCCGAAATTCATCTACGCAATGTTCCGCACGAAAGATGGAGGATTTGGCTACGACGTGATGAGCGTTGAGGACGTTCGCAACCACGCGAAGCGCTTTTCCAAGGCCTACAGCAACGGGCCGTGGCAGACGAATTTCGAGGAAATGGCGAAGAAAACCGTGCTCAAGCGCGTCCTCAAGTACGCGCCGCTCAAGAGCGATTTTGTGCGCGCGGTGGCGCAGGACGAGACCATCAAAACGAAGATCAGCGAGGACATGTATTCCGTGAGCGATGACACGGTGATTGAGACAGAAAACTACACCGTGGACGAGACGACCGGCGAGGTGCTGGAAAGCGAAGGTGATACACAGTGATGAATCGCGTGTGCCTGATGGGACGCATCGGGCGTGACTTAGAGCTAAAAAAGACCAACAGCGGCGTATCCGTTGTGTCGTTCCCTCTTGCCGTTGACCGCAACGGCAAGGAGGGCGGCACGGACTGGATCGACATTGTTGCATGGCGCGGCACGGCAGAAGTGCTTTGCAACTACGCGGGGCGCGGACGTCTCATCGCCGTCGAGGGTCGCTTGCAAATGCGAGACTGGACGGACAAGAACGGCAATAGCCGAAGAAGCTACGAGGTGCAGGCTGACAGCGTGTATTTCGCAGACAACAGGCGCTCGGAGGGTAATGATACCGCCCAGAGCAGAAACGCCGCAGAGAGCGCCGCAGGCGGCTTTTCAGAAGTCAGCGAGGACGACGGCGAGCTACCGTTTTAAGGCGGTGAGCAGATGCCGAACAGAATCATCAAAGAGAGCTTATGCTCGAGCGAGAAAATAGCATCGCTTTCGGATTTCGAGTTTCGGCTATGGGTTGGATTGATTACGCAAGTAGATGATGCTGGGCGCGGAGATGCCCGCCCAGCGATTATAAAAGGACGAGTTTTCCCGTTCAGGGAAAGGCTATCCATCAAAGACATCGATGCTGCGCTCCGAGTTTTGGCGGCAAAAGGCTGCGTTTCTCTCTATACGGTAGACGGGAAGCCCTACTTTTTGTTCCCCGGGTGGGTCAAGCATCAGCGTGTCAGAGATTGCAAGCCGAAATACCCAGAACCGCCAGAAAATCTCAATCTGCCGCAATCTGCGGCGAGTTGCGGCGAGTTGCCGCAATCTGCGGCCTTAATCCAATCCGAATCCGAATCCAATCCGAATCCAGAATCCAATCCGAAAGAATATTGCGCTGAGCCGCAAGCGGCTGACGCGCCGCCGGTGATTTCTTTGCCGCTGAATGACGGGACTTTTTTCGACGTGTCGGAGAATGACAGGGCCAAATGGTCGCAGCTCTATCCGAATGTTGACGTTCTGCAACAGCTCAGAAACATGGCAGGGTGGTGCGACGCAAACCCTACCAAGCGAAAGACACGCGGAGGCATCAAGCGTTTCATCACCGCTTGGCTTGCCAGAGAGCAGGATAAGGGCGGCAAAGCGCCGCAAAATAAGCCGTTTGTCTACGACTACGGCAACACGGAGGGAAGCCTATGAACGTTGACGCATTGATCGACAGCATCGCGGAAAAGGCCGAGCCTGTGCGCGATCTGGTCGACTACGAGAAAGACGGGCTGCTGTACTGCGGCCATTGCAACACGCCGAAGCAATGTCGGATCCCCATCGGCGGGAGCGTCCGCCTTGTCGGGTGCCAGTGTGCTTGCGCGGCGCGAGAATACGAGGCCGAGAAAAAAGCTCGCGCTGACCGCGAAAAGCGACTGCGCATCGAAACGCTGCGCGCTGACGGAATCCGCGACAAGAGCCTGACGGCGTGCCGGTTCGACAAGGCGACGATGAGTGAGGAAATCGTCAAGTGCAAGCGCTATGCCGACGCATGGGACGATATGCGGCGCGAGAACAGCGGCCTGCTGCTGTGGGGCAATACCGGAAACGGCAAGACCTTCGCGGCGGCGTGCATCGCCAACGAGCTGATTGACCGCGGCATTCCGGCGATGATTACGAGTTTCCCGCGAATCCTCAACGCGGGATATGACAAGCAGGAGATCATCGAGCAGGTGAGGTACTACCCGCTGTTAGTGATCGACGATCTCGGCGCAGAGCGCAGCAGTGAGTATGCAATGGAGACGGTTTACACGGTCATTGACGAGCGGTACAAGGCCAAAAAGCCGCTGATCGTCACCACGAACCTGACGCTTGATGAGGTGTGTAAGCCGAAAAACATGGACTATCAGCGTATTTATGACCGCGTGATCGAGATGTGCACGCCGCTTGTGTTCAGGGGAGACAATCTGCGGCGCGACAAGGCGAATAAGCGGCTGCGGTATGTCAAGTCGGTGTTGGAGGGCGGTGCGCCGTGAGCGGGTATCGCGGGGGCATTTTCAAGTGCCCGTTTTACTCGCGGGACTACCGCGACTATCTCAACTGCGAGGGCGCACAAGTCAAACTGCCGAAAGATGAGCTGGACGAATATACACGGCGCTACTGCGCCAACGAAGAATGGCGGCGCTGCCCGATCGCTCGGGCGCTGCTGCTGCACTACGAAAGGGGAGCAAAACCATGAGCATGAGAAACAGAGACAAGATCAAGCAACTCGAGCATGAGCTGGGACGCTATGAAAAGCGCTGCGGCGACCGGATGAAGCTGAACGCGCAGCTTTCCCGGCGAGCCGCCGGCGTTGCCGAGATTAGCATTGCAACCGACGCGCTGCTTGCGCAGGTGGCGATCACCTACGGCGAGGACGCGGTAGATCCCGACACCGGCGCCGCCATCGGCAAGCGCCTGACGCTGCCGAAGTTTGACGCGAGGGAAACCTACCGCAAGTACGAAGTGCATGCCCGCCGCGACGGGGAGCAGTACATCATCGGCGTGGGGCTGCGCGACGATCCCGCGGACCACAAGGGCGAAACGGAGGCACACGATGGGGCTGACGTCAGCTGACCTCGCGAGGCTCTGCCCTAAAGCGCAGAAGCAGGTGCTTGACAAACTGCTGGGCGAACAGAAGCCGAAGAAAAGCAAATACGGGAACCGCAAGGTCGTGCGCGATGGCATCAAGTTCGATTCCGAGCGCGAGGCGGAGCGGTTCGGCGAGCTGAAAGTGCTGCGTGCGATGGGTAGGATCCGCGACCTGCGGCTGCAAGCCAATTTTACCCTTGTGGAGGGCTACACGACCATTGAGGGCGAGAGGATCAAGCCGATGGTCTACCGTGCGGATTTCGCCTACGAGCGGGCGACCGAGCCGGACTGCAACGGCGCGGTGTATTGGCTGCGCGAGGTTGAGGACGCGAAGGGTATGAAAACGAAAGACTACCTGCTGAAAAAGAAGCTGATGCAGGACAAGTACGGCATCACGATTCGCGAGGTGTGAGATGAGTTTTGAGCACTGCCACAGCTGCAAGCCGCCAACGCGGCATGTGGGCTGCCACAGCGATTGCCCGTACTATCAGGCGGATATCGCCAAGTACAACGAGGCGAAGGAAGCGGAAGCGCGCCAAACGCAGGAACGCGGTGCCTATTGGGGTGCGCGGCAGTTTAAGACGAGGCGCTATCAACGAACGAAATGAGGGAGCGAAAAAATGAAATACAAGCAGCTGTATGTGGCGCTTGACCACAAGCATGCAGGCGTTGTTACCTGCGTGGCAGACTCGCCGACAGAGCTTGCCAAAAAGTGCGGCGTTGACCTCAGCGCGGTATCGCACTCTGTTTCTGCCATGCGGCAGAATCCACAGAAAAAGCGCAGATTCGCAAGCGTCTGGACGGCGTGGAGCGACAGGGAATATGCGAAATATTTCGGGGAGGTGCCGACATGCTGAGAGTGCATCGGGCAAAGACACCGTTCGAGCGATGCGTTTATCCGGCGCTCAAGGAGGCGCTGGAAAAGACAGACTTGTCGCAGATCCAGCTCGCAAAGGAATGCGGTGTGGCACAGTCGACCATCATTCGGTGGACGTTCGGGGACTGCGAGTGCACGGTAAAATTCCTGCTCAAGCTGGAAGAGATTACCGGGAAGCCGTTCCGCGAGCTGTTCGGGGAATGCGAGGGGCGGAGATGAAGGTTTTAGTTGCCTGTGAGGAATCACAGGAAGTGTGCAAGGCGTTCCGTGCATTGGGGCACGAGGCATACTCCTGCGACATTCAGGAGCCGTCCGGCGGACACCCTGAGTGGCATATCCTCGGAGATGCGCTCAAGGCCATCGAGGGGGGGCAAGTGACCACTATGGACAGACAGACCCATGATGTGGGGCGGTGGGATATGATTATTGCTTTTCCGTCCTGCACCAAAACCAGCAACGCCGGAGCGCGGCACTTGTATAGGGGAGGCAAGCTCAATATCAAGCGGTATTATGAGGGTTTGTGCGGCAAAGCGCTGTTTTTAGCTATTTGGGCAGCGGATTGTGAAAAAGTTGTGATCGAGAACCCGACGCCGAGTAAAGTCTTTGAGTATCCAGAGCCAACCCAAGCCATACAGCCCTATCAATACGGGCACCCGTTCAGCAAAAAAACCTTGCTGTGGGAGCGCGGCGTCCAGCCATTGGAGCCGACCAATATTGTTGAGCCAACAGCAACATGGTGTCCGAGTGGCAGTTACAGCCATAAGCATGGGGAACAGCACAAAGGTATGTTTACCACGGATAGAGCGAAAAACCGCGCAAAGACCTTCGCCGGCATCGCCAAAGCTATGGCGGAGCAATGGGGAGGAGACATTAGGGAGGAAGCATGATGACAAAGAAAATTCTTGACGTGACCTGCGGGAGCAGAACGATTTGGTTCAACAAGAACCATCCGGCCGCGATTTACTGCGACGTTCGGGACGAGGAATGCACGGGGGTCTGGAAGAGCACCAACAGAGATTCAGAACGGGACTGCATCGTGCATCCTGACGTGCTGTGCGACTTCACAGATCTACCGTTCCCCAGTAATTCTTTTGCGCTGGTCGTATTCGACCCGCCGCACCTTCGGCGCGTCGGTGAAAATGCGTGGATGCGGAAGAAGTACGGGCAGCTCGGCGAGAATTGGCGCGAAATGCTGCATGACGGATTCCGCGAGTGTATGCGCGTATTAAAACCGGACGGCGTGCTGATTTTTAAGTGGGCAGAAACGCAAATCCCCGCCGCAGATGTTTGGGCGGCAATCGGAGAACGCCCCCTTTTCGGGCATCATAGCGGAAAAAAATCACAGACCTTTTGGGGCTGCTTTATGAAATTTGAGGACGCAACCGAGGCGCACCGCTACTTTACGGCGGAGGCAGAGGCAAACGGGATCAGGCTCAGAGAGAGCTTTAAATTTTAACAAAAATCAGGAGGAATTTCATCATGAACAACAATCAGGACTATATCGTTCGCTGCGACCGCGCAGGCGTGTTTTTCGGCAAGATCAAGGAGAGAAACGGATCCGAGGTCACTATGACTGAGGTGCGTAAGCTGTGGAGTTGGGACGGCGCGTGTGCCGTGGAGCAGTTGGCGCAGGACGGTACAAAAGCACCGGGCAACTGCCGTTTTACCGTGACGATTCCGGAAATGACCGTGCTGGGGGCAATTCAGATTATCCCGTGCACGGATGCGGCATCGGTATCGCTTCGCGGTGTAAAGGAGTGGAAGAGATAATGCTTGATGATAAGGTCAAGGCATTCCTGTCAGTGAGCTACGGCTACGGCTACGGCTCCGGCTCCGGCGACGGCCCCGGCTACGGCTCCGGCTCCGGCTACGGCTCCGGCGACGGCTCCGGCTACGGCTCCGGCTCCGGCTCCGGCTCCGGCGACGGCTCCGGCTACGGCTACGGCTCCGGCTCCGGCGACGGCCCCGGCATTAAAAGTTTCAATGGAGAAAAGGTCTATCGAATTGACGGCGTAAACACGCTGATTCATTCCGTGCGCGGCAACACTGCGCACGGGGAAATTGTGAACGATGACTTGACGCTCACACAGTGCTACATCGTCAAGCAGGACGGGTTTTTTGCACACGGCGAAACGCTACGCGGAGCAATGGAGGCTCTTCGAGATAAGCTTTTTGAGGATATGCCGGAAGATGAACGCATTGCGATGTTCTTGAGTGAGACAGACGATGGAAGAACGTATCCGACGCAGTACTTTTACGACTGGCATCACCGCTTGACCGGCTCGTGTGACATGGGGCGAAAGCAGTTTGCCTATGACCACGGTGTAGACCTCGAGCACGGCATGATGACGCTGGCGGAGTTTTTGGAGTTGACAAAAGATGCTTACGGCGGCGATGTGATCCGAAAAGTGATTAGTAAGCTGCAGGAGGTGGAGTGATGGTTTCGGACGAAGCGTTGAAAAAGCTGCAAGAGCAAATTGCGGCGTGGCCGATGACGCAGCGGTTCGTGGTGCAGCAGCTTATCGAGGACTACCGTAGGGATAGAGAAGACCTGCGCGCATACAAGAACACGGGGCTGACGCCGGAGGAGATCAAGTCGATGAAAGATGAGCACTTTAGCGGTCTGGAAATGGCGAAATTGCACAGCGCTCTTATGGAACTCAAAAAATATCAAGAAGCCGACAAGGACGGGCGGCTGGTGGTGCTGCCAGTAAAGCCAGTGCTCACCCCTACAATATCAAGTATGCTGTATATAATTGAAGATGGAGAAATCTACGAAGATTCGCTGTATGAGGGAATTGTTGGAATGTCGGAGCGTGGGGAAATGAATGTAATTTACGGCACCATTGATGCGTTGAGCTTCGAACAAAATGATATCGGCAAGACCGTATTCCTCACCAGCGAGGAGGCGAAGAAAGCATTGGAGGCGATGAAAGATGGATGAATTAAAACCCTGCCCGTTTTGTGGCGCAGACAATAAGCCTATGGGCGCAATCATGAGGACGGCAAACCGTGGGGAGTGGAAGCACTGGTACAACGGCTGCGTTCTTTCCGGTTTTGTAATTAAGGCGGACAAAATCGAAGCGTGGAACAGGAGGGCTGACAATGGCTGAATACATCAAGCGTGAAGCGGCGCTTGCACTGCTTCGACCGGACGACCCGAATGACGAACGATGTGCCGTTACGGTCGCGACAGCTAAAAGGCTTATCCGACACGCCTTGACCGCCGCGCCCGCTGCTGATGTTGCGCCGGTGGTGCACGCGCGGTGGATAAAAGGTTCATCGAACCCGTACTGCCCTGAATGCTTTGTAGAGTGTAGGGACGAAACTCCATTCTGTCCAAACTGTGGCGCAAAGATGGACGGAGGTGACAGCAATGCGCTTGACGAAATTCGACACGCTCCCACCGTTGATGACGTGGCCGTGACGCGGTGCAAGGGCTGCAAGCACTATCGCAATCACCCGAACGGGCTGTGCTATTTGCACACCGAACCGAAAGAGACCAAATGTGGGTATTCCGGCGATGCGGTGTGTGTAGAGCCGGACGATTTTTGCAGCTACGGAGAACCGAAGGAGGTGTAACAAATGGAGCTCTTTTTTGCTGGCGTGTTCTGCGGTGCATTTTGCATATTAGCTGTGGCATGGTTGATGGACTAAAATCACTTTATTGATTGTTTGTGAGGATCTTATGAAATGAGGAACGAGTTTTATAGCAACTGTTTTATAGAAATGCTGAAGGCAAAATTGCGAAATCCAGCTATAAAGGTCATGTACCTGCCAGCGTTTCTAAATGAAGTGTCGTGCCCGCATTGGATGTGGATTGACGATGATGGAGAACATGACTTCCATTTTAATGGCCGCTTACCGTGGTGGAAATGGTTATGGCATAGGGGCTATATACGGACAGTCCACAGGGGATGTTACAAAGGCTGTATCGACCAGATGATTGAGAAGAAATATTACTCATGGTGGAACATGAGAGCTAAAAATGGCTGACGGGCGAAAAAGAAAGGAATTTTGCTATGAAAAAGTACATCGGAACGAAACTCATCGAGGCGGCACCGGCTATCCGCAAGGGCGGCAAAGTTTACGAGAAGACCCAGCCCATTCCGAGAAGTATGGAGCATGAGGAAGACGGCTACAAAGTCCGCTACTCTGACGGATACGAATCTTTCAGCCCGAAGCAGGTTTTTGAAGAGGCGTATCGACCGACTGACGGGCTGAGCTTTGGACTTGCTATCGAGGCAGTGAAGAAGGGCATGAAGATCGCACGCCGCGGCTGGAACGGTAAGAACCAGTACGTCGAGCTTGCGGAGCGTATCAGCTACGAGAACGCTGCGCACGAGTTAATTAACGCCAAGCACGAGGCCATCGGAAACAAAGCGCTTGCCTTTGTCGGCACATCCGGCGTACAGCTCGGCTGGCTGGCCTCGCAGGCCGACATGCTGGCTGATGACTGGGTGATCGTCGGGGAAGCGGTGACCGAATGAGCATTAACATCAAGAAGTACACCAAAGGCCAGATGGCAAAGATGGTGGAGGAAACGCAGGCAGAAGTGCAGGAATTAAAGCGGGTAAATGCCGCCCTGACCGAGCAGGTCAGCCAGATGAACGGCGAGGCCATCAACAAGGCAAATGTGATCGCAAAGCAGAAAGCAGACGCGGACTGCCTGCGAAACAATCTCGATGCCACCGAGGCGGCACTTGGGCGGGCGAATGCGGAGTTGACGTATTCTGTCGCTGAAAAGAACGCGCTGCGGAATGACGTAACTAAAATGGTGGGTAGAGCCGCTCTTGAGTGTGGGCGCACTGCCTACGCAGAAACCCATCCGTGGCGCAACCTGTGGGCGTGGCTCAAGAGAAAACTGGTCCGTGAGTAAGTGGGTCGTTATTACCCGTGGTGATGATGGCACGCCGTGGCCAGATTGGGCGTTTCGGCTCATGTGCCCAGCGTGTAAACTAAAAACAAGCACTGAGAGCAATTTTTGCCCTTATTGTGGAAAGGATATGCGCGATGAATCAAAAGGACATCGACCGGCAACTACGAGCATTGGACGAGGCGAAAATCACGATTGAAGCGCTGTGGGCGAAGTTGAAGTCTCGTGACGATTTGGTCAATCAGCTGGAAACGGAAAACTACAGGTTGAGACGCAAGGCGGGTGAGGAATGAGCACGTTTTCTGATCGGCTACGTAGATTGCGCGAACGTCAACAGCTAAAACGCTGCGTGTTATCTGAGCTGTGCGGGCTGAACCGCAACACGATCAAGCGCTATGAGATGGGGACGCAGAAACCGTCAATGGACGCGCTGATAAACATCGCTGACTATTTCGGAGTGTCGATTGATTATTTGCTCGGGCGGTCGGACTACCCAAAAAGTTTATAAAAAATATTTTGCAAAACTCACTTATAAGTGAGTTAGCGCATTGCAATTATGGGAGAATTGGACCGCAAAGGTGTAAAAGCCTTTGCGGTTCTCTCATTTATGGCGTTTACCTCCTGCGCCATAGCGGGGACGGTGCTTTTTCATCTTTTTCACGCCGCTCCCGCACCATGCCGCACGCGCGATGCAGCCCACAATCAGGGCCGAGAGGTCGCACCTCTCATGCGGCACAGGACCCCGCGCACCTCTCAACGATGTGGCCCAGCGGGGACATTTAGGGGCGAATGTTCCAAGGCTGGCGAGGCGGTCTCCAAAACCGCTTGGGTGGGTTCGATTCCCAACCGTCCCTGCCAGAGGCCGGGTAGCGCCCGGACAATGTGAGACCGTTGTCGTCATGGCTCACATGAAAATGACAATGCTTGCTGAAAACTGCGCTTGTCTTGATACGTCAAGACCGGTTTGACCTGACGGAATAGGGGCTACGACTTTTCGGAGCGTAGTTGCCGGTAGCGCGTGACAATCTAAGCGAGAAAGACGACCATATACGCGGCGTGCAGAAGCAAAAACGGAAGCAATGGCTATGGGCAACATTGCGGACGTGTGGCGGCTCGATACCGTCTCGCCGCTCCAAAAGAGGAGAGCCGCTGCCGTGGGCAATATATCGCCCGAAAGTGCGGCAATAATGGTTCGCGTGAGCATGGGGTGAGCGATTAAATCAGGCCAAATCGGTGACAACACCGGGCGAGCCTGAGCCAGTAAGTGTATGCCCTTCGGGGCGGGTAAAGTCTGCTATGTAAGGCCAAGGGGTGGGGGCTGGTAGCAAATAAATGTGCGAGGTGGTGATGAGTGGCATTAACAGCAAAGCAAGAAAGATTTGTGCAAGAATATCTTGTGGATTTGAATGCCACACAGGCAGCCGCAAGAGCAGGGTATAAGAACGCCGAGAAAGGTAGGCAGTTGGTTACGAATAGTAACGTTTCAGCTGCTATCCAGAAAGCAAAGGCAGAAAGGCAGAAACGGACGGAAGTAACGCAGGACTATGTGATTGAAAAACTTAAAGAAATCGCGGACAAGCCTGCGTCTGATTGCACAGAAAGCGATTTGAAATACGCGAACAAACTAAAGGCGCTTGAAATGCTTGCAAAGCATACAGGCGTGTTTGACAAGCAAGACAATTCTGCCGCTGACTCCGTCGTTAAGGTGGTAATCGATGTCTGATATTTTCCTGTCCGAGAAAATCGGCCCTGCGTTTTATGACATTGCGCACGACATTTTCCACCATGGGCATACGCACTACGATTTTAGCGGCGGACGCGGTTCGTTGAAATCGTCCACGGTGTCAATTATCGTTCCGCTTCTGCTTGTTGGCAATCCCGGAACGCACGCGCTTGTGCTACGTAAGGTGGCGAACACGATCCGAGATAGCGTCTATGCCCAGTATATTTGGGCGATCGGCGAGCTGGGTATGGCGGCGTATTGGGGAGCAAAGGTCTCACCGATGGAGCTGATCTACAAGCCTACCGGACAGAAGATCATGTTTCGCGGCGCTGACGACCCGATGAAGATCAAGTCCATCAAGGTGCCGTTTGGCTATATTGCCGTGACGCACTTTGAGGAGAAAGACCAGTTTGCCGGACGCGCGGAAATCCGAAATATTTTGCAGTCGACCATGCGCGGCGGCTCGGTGTTTTGGAATTTTGAAAGCTATAACCCGCCGATTTCGCGTGACAACTGGGCGAACAAGGACAGCCTGAAAGAACGCGCCGACCGCTTGTGCCACAAGTCAACGTATTTGCAAGCACCACCTGAATGGCTGGGAGAACAGTTTCTTGCAGAAGCGGAACACCTGAAAGAAACGGACGAGCGCGCATATCAGCATGAGTATCTCGGTATTCCGGTAGGAACTGGCGGCAATGTGTTCGATAAGCTGGAACTGCGGGAGATCACAGATGAAGAAGTCAAAAGTTTCGACCGCATCTATCAAGGGGTGGACTTTGGCTGGTTCCCCGACCCGTTTGCTTTTATCCGGCTGCATTATGATCGGGCAAGAGAGACGATATATCTGTTAGACGAGGTTTATCAAAACAAATTATCCAACGAGCAAAGCGCGACAATGATTAAGCAACGTGGATATAGCAACATTCGGACGATTTGCGACAGCGCCGAGCCGAAAAGCGTTGCTGACCTCCGTGCAATGGGGCTTCCTGCGTATGAAGCGGTCAAAGGACCCGGCTCGGTCGAATACGGAATGAAGTTCTTGCAGCGGAGAACAATTGTCATTGACAGGCGGCGCACACCGCACGCTTACAATGAGTTCGTGGGATACGAATACGAAAGAAACAAAGACGGCGACATTATTAGCGGCTACCCTGACGCGAACAACCACCTGATTGACGCGACGAGGTATGCATTAGAGCCTGTCAGCCGCAGAATGGGAGTTATTGCATGAGCAGTGCAGTTATCCAAAAGTTAAAAGAACTTGGCTATACGACAATCCCGGAGGATTTTTACAGCCAAGTTGACCTCTGGAAGTCCTGGTATGTTGGGAAAGTAAAGGATTTTCATCAATACCGGCGATATAACGGGCATAAGTGGACAAAGTGCAACCGCGCAAGCCTCGGCATGGCGAAAAAGGTTTGTGAGGACTGGGCAAACCTCTTGATGAATGAGAAAGTCCAGATCACGCTTGAGGGCAAGAAGGAGCAGGAGTTTATCGACAGGGTTCTGACAGCGAACAACTTTACGGTCAAGGCAAACGAAATGCAGGAAATGAAGTCAGCGCTCGGAACTGTGGGGTACATTCCGCGTGTGGTTGGGCAGGCCGTTAACGAAAGTGGTGAGATTGTGCCGGGTGATGTTTCCGGCATCGAGCTGGATTATGTGACGATTGAGCATATTTTCCCGCTCGCATGGCAGAATGGATTCATCACTGACTGCGCGTTTGATAGCGTGGTTACGCGAGCGGGCAAGAATTATCTGTATCTGCAGATTCACCGGAAAGACGAAAACGGACTTTACGTCATCGAGAACAGCATTTACCGATACGAAAACAAAACGCTTGCCGACGCACTGCTAACCGATGTTCCAGGCTTTGAGCGAATCCCCCCTGTGGTACATACGGGAAGCGACAAGAGGCAGTTCGTCATCGACAGGCCGAACATCGCAAACAATCTTGACTACCTGCTTCCAGTTGGTATCCCTGTGTATGCAAATGCAATCGACGTTCTGCGCGGCGTTGACTGTGCCTATGACTGCTACGTCAACGAGTTCGAAAACGGACCGATGATGATGATGGTCAAAATTCCCGCTACAAAGTGGGAAGACGGCGAACCGACGCTTGATGACCATGACCGGCGTTTCTATCTGCTTCCGGAGGATACGCAGCAAGGAAACGTCGTAGAGACAATTTCTCCGACGCTGAGAACCGAGCAGCTGAATGTAGGACTTCAAGACCAACTGAATGTACTGTCCAGTAAGTGCGGTTTCGGCGAGACCTATTACCGCTTTGACGGCGGCAGCGTCGCGACAGCAACGCAAGTTATCAGCGAAAACTCCACCATGTTTCGCACCATCAAAAAGCATGAGATTGTGCTCGAGCAGGCTCTCGTGGAGCTGTGCCGCATTCTGCTTCGGTTGGGAAACACAGCTATGAATGCAGGGCTTGACGAAAATGTAGAAATCTCCATCGACTTTGATGACAGCATCATTGAGGACAAGCAGACCGACTTTTCCCGCGATATGCAGCTTTTGCAGGCGGGCATTATGAACGATTGGGAGTTCCGTATGCGCTGGATGAACGAGGACGAGGCAACCGCAAAGGCGGCGCTACCGAAGATGCAGGACATGACAACCGAAAGACAACAGGAGGTGGAGTGATGGGATTTGGAGAAAATAATGGGACTTTTGGGGTTGTGAAAGATGAGCAGGTATCCGTTTCCCCCGGAATTACTTGACGCGCTTCCGGAAGAGCTTGCAGAATTGTTCCGTGCGCTTGAAATCACGCTGCTGGAAGAAATCTGCTCTCGGTTGAAAGCTGCGGATGAGCTGAACGAGGTAACGGTGCAAGACATTCGCACATTACGCTCCCACGGCATTGACCTAAAAGAGATCGAAAAGGCAATCCGCAAGACAACCGGCATCAGCGAAACAAAGTTAAACAAGTTGCTTGTCGATGTGGTTGAGCGCAATCAGAAGTATTACATCGACTTGATTGACCTCACGCATATCACGCAGCCGGAAACGCTGGTGAGCATCGAGGACACATGGGCGATATACGAGCAGACGAAGCAGACCATGCGTAACCTTACGCGCTCTATGGGGTTTCTGGTGGACGCTGGGCGCACAATGCTGCCCCCTGCCAAAGCGTACCAATGGGCGCTGGATAACGCTACAATGCAAATCCAGAGCGGCGCTATCAACTATAATCAGGTTATCAAATCGGCGGTAAAGCAGCTCGCCGACAGCGGATTGAAGGTCGTTGACTACGAAAGCGGCCACCGTGACCAGATCGATGTAGCCGTGCGCCGCGCGGTTATGACCGGAGTAAATCAAATCTGCGCAAAGTATACAGAGCAGTCGGCAGAATATCTTGAGACCCCATATTTTGAGGTTTCCGCACATTCTGGCGCTCGCGATAAGCCGGGGCCGTCTCCGTGGTCATCGCATAAAGATTGGCAAGGCAAAGTATACAGCATCCGTGCGGGTGATATTTACCCGAACATTTACGATGCGTGCGGGCTTGGCGCTGTCGATGGTTTGGAAGGAGCCAACTGTCGGCACAGGCGGTTTCCGTGGGTCGAGGGCGTGTCAGAACGCACATATACAGATGAGCAGCTTGAGCATATTGATGATGATCTCGGCTGCGAGTTTGACGGCAAGAAATACACCGCATACGAAGCAACGCAGATGCAGCGGCGCGTTGAGCGCCAGATTATCAAGCAGGACAGGCTTGTAACAGCGTATAAGGCAAGCGAGCAAAAGGACGAATATTATGCCGCAAACGCGAAACTTGTAAGACTGATCGCCAAATATAAGGCTTTTAGTGAAGCGGCGGGGTTGCCGCTGCAATGGGAAAGGACAAAGGTGCTGTATTGAACTGGGAAAAAGTCAAAAAGGCAATCGATGCAATTTTGAAGCGCGGTAACGATGTGGAAATTCGCCGCAAAGGAGACGGGTACATCGTTTTAGAGGTCAAAAAAACAATAAAATACAACACTTCCGCGCAATAGGGCGCGGGAAAGGGCAATAGGAGCCGAACAGTACGCAGATTTTGCGCGTTGTTCGGCTCTTTTGTTTTAGGAGGGCTAAATATGGCAGATGAAAATGGAGTTTGGCGCACAATCAGTGGGCGGCGCGTTTTCATTCGAGACGGACAGAGCCTAACGGACGCGATGCGGGAAAGCGGGAAGTTTGGAGCTAAAAGCAAAATAAAAAAAGAGGAACACGTAGAAGTTGAATACGGAGTTAAGCATCGAGTTTGGGGGAAAGCGTCTGGCACAAGTTATGAGCTTTTAGAAGGGGACAAATATTCATTGACCGGCGAAAAGCAGGGGCAAGAAATTGATATTCCCAAAAACGAAAGCGGAGAGCTTGAAGTTTATAAAGCTCCAAGAGTATCCGGTTTTGTTAGCGGCAAGTATGTTGGCGATGAAAATGTAAATGCAATTTTATCGGACGGGCGAATCGTCCTTAACGATCACGACTTTAACAATGATTCATTTTACAAGGTGAGAGGAATGATCGAAGCGGAAACTCTACGATTGGCCGGATACCAAAAAGAGGGAATGTTTTACAGAGGAACCGATAACCCGAAAGAAATTGAATATCTAAAAGCTGGAACAATGAGAGCTTCCACAAATCACATGACAGGCGAAAAAGAAGATGGCGTATCGGTTTGGGAAAATCCAAAGTATTCATTCAAATATCAATATCAAGTAACGGGCGAAATTTCTGGCGTCGGGAGTGATGGTGAGCCACTGCTCAATCCTAAAAGCATCAAACTTGTTAGCTCAAAGTCCTATTCAGTCAAAGATTACAACAAGGCAATGGAAAAAGGGAAACCTCTTTTTTGTAAAGCATACGGGTGGACTGAATCGCAATATGACGCAGCCAAGGAAGGCAAAATTAAAAACAAAAAAAGGCTGTAATAAACATTATTTTGTAATACGCAGCGGGGAATAACGCTGTGGAAATAAAAGGAGAGCAAAAATGGCAGACGAAATTATGACTTTTGATGAAATACTGGCTGACCCCACTTACAAGGCGGAGTTTGACAGGCGAATCACAAGGGCACTTTCGACTGTTCAGAGCAAACTGGACGCGGAAGTGGAGAAGAACAAGCAGTTTGCGGCAAGTGGGAACGCGGAAACGGAAGCGCTCAAAAAGGAAATCGAGGGCTACAAGTCCAAGATCGCCGATTATGACTACGCAGATGTGATCCGTAAGACGCTTGCTGAAAAGGGCGTGAAATTCAGCTCTAAAGCTGCTGAAAAGGCGTATTTAGCAGACCTGAAAGCAAAGCACCTTGAAATCAAGGACGGTGCGCTTGATGGGTTTGACGAATGGCACAAGGCGCAAGTCAGCGCCGATCCGTCCGCGTTCCAAGACGGCGTAAAAATCGACTGGTCTGCCGCTGTTGGCGGCGGCGAAAAGAAAACAGATACCAATGCCGCGATGAACAATCTGATTCGTGGCGCACTCAAGTAACGAAAAGGAGATTACAACATGGCAAGTATTGATCGTTCCGCACTTTCCGGCCTTATTCCGGAACCCGTAACCCGCGAGATCATGCAGGGAGCTATCGCGGAATCCGCTGTCCTGCGCATGGGCCGTCGTCTGGCGAATATGTCCAGCAAGACGCAGACCATCAACGTGCTTGACGCGCTCCCCTCTGCGTATTTTGTCAATGGCGAAGCCACTGACGGCGGCGCAGGTGAGGCATTCAAGCAGACCACCAAGATGGCGTGGGACAAGAAGAAACTGTACGCCGAGGAGATCGCAGTCATTGTCCCCATTCCCGAGGCGGCACTCGACGATGCGGACTATGACATTTGGGGCGAAGTTAAGCCGCGCCTGACCGAGGCTTTCGGCAAGGTCATCGACGCCGCTATCCTGTTCGGCACCAACAAGCCCAGCACTTGGCGCACCGGCGTTGTTCCCGCTGCCATCGCTGCCGGTAACGGCGTGCCTATCAGTTCTGACATCTACGCCGATGTGATGGGCGATGGCGGTCTAATCTCTAAGGTCGAGTTGGACGGCTTCAACCCCAATGGCGTTATGTCCGCTATCCAGATGCGCGGTAAGCTGCGCGGTCTCCGCGACACTTCCGGCCAGCCTATTTTCAAGACCGATATGCAGGGCGCTACCCGCTACGGTCTGGACGGCATGGATATGTACTTCCCCATGAACGGTGCGTTTGACCCCGCCCAGGCTCAGATGATCGTCGGCGATTGGAGCCAGCTTGTCTATGCCATTCGTCAGGACATGACCTTCAAGATCTTCACCGAGGGCGTTATTCAGGATCCCACCACGAAGGCTATCACCTACAACCTCATGCAGAACGATATGGTGGCGCTGCGCGCAGTCATGCGTCTCGGCTGGGAGATCGCGAACCCCATCAACGCCTACAACGCGGAAAAGGCAAATCCGTTCCCGTTCTCTGTTTACGGCAAGGGCGGCGACATCTCTACTGTTACCGTCTCGCCCGCTACCGCGACGATGGCAAAGGGCGACAGCAAGTCGTTTACTGCTGCTGTTACCGGCGAGGGCATTATCAACGGCGAGGTCGAGTGGAGCCAGAATGGCACGAAGTCCAAGATCAGCGAAGACGGCTTGCTGACTATCGACTCCGCTGAGACTAAGACCAGTATCACCGTTACGGCCAAGTCCAAGCAGGACAGCACGAAGACCGGCACTGCCACTGTTACCGTTTCTTAATCTGAAAGGAGCTGACCCGTATGACATACGCTGATTATACATACTACACCGGTACCTATATGGGCGCCGTGAGCGAAAACGACTTTCCGCGTCTTGTTGTCCGTGCCAGCTCCTTCCTCGACTACTACACGCGCAACATGGCAAAAGACCATGCCGATCTGGACGCAGTGAAGATGTGCTGCTGCGCGTTGGTGGATAAGTACGCGGTTATCGAAGCCGCACAAGCACTGGCAATGAAAAATCTTGCCAATGCCGCGGCAAATGATGCGGAAGTAAAAAGCGAAACGGTAGGCAGTCACTCCAGAACGTTTGCAACAGGTGGGGAATCTGCTTTGTCTGCCCTCAATGCGACGGACGGGGCAAAGAAACTGCTGGCAGAAACGTGCATGGAATACCTTGCACATACCGGGTTGCTGTATCGCGGAGGTGGTTGTAGATGTACGCTCCCCACACTGTAACGATTTACAACGTCGTGCAGGAGATCGACCCGACAACTCTTGATGAGGTTGAAAAGGTATACACCACGATCTTACGCGGTGTGATGCTCCAAGCGTCTAAAGGCGTGAACGTGCGCGAAAGCGGCCTTGAAGGTGCTGACGCTGTAAATCTGTATATCCCGTTCTCCGTGGAAGCGGTGGACGGGGTAACGGGTAAGCCGAAATCCTACATCGGCCCGCAATCGTTTTTCAAATCGGCGGACAAGTCTAACCTATGGACGCTCTCATACAAGGGTAACGGCGGCATGACGTGCTTTGTAAAGGGCGAGTTTGTGTCGGACAACATGACCGTCGTGTTGAGCCATGACGATTGTTACAACGTGACCAAGGTTGACGCTATGGACTACGGTAGCCCCGATATGCAGCACTGGGAAGTCGGAGGTGCGTAATGGGCATCAAGATTTCCGTGCATACCGACGGCTTTGACGCTGTGAAGGAAGCCATTGCCAAAGCCTGCACACGCGCTGAGCACGTTTTAGCCGAGCAGATGGAAAAGGATACCCAGCCATTTGTACCGGCGCTCACAGGCTCGCTAACGCAGCGCACAAGAGTAGACGGAAGCGCCGTTATTTACCCCGGCCCGTATGCCCGTTTCCTGTATTACGGCAAAGTGATGGTCGATCCAAACACCGGTAGCACATACGCGCCAAAAGGCGGCACGAAGGTCGTAACAGACCGAAATCTGGTTTTCAACAAGACAATGCACCCACAAGCTCAAGCGCATTGGGGTGAAGCATCTAAGGCGCAAAACCTTGATAAATGGGTGCGCGTAGCAGAAAAGGCGGTGAAGAAATTTGGAACAGGTTAAAAAAACGGTTTCGGCGGCAGAAGAAGATCAGGTCTCCCGCAAGCTGCTTGCGTGGCTGAACACTTACCCCGATAAGCCAGTTGATTTGATTCGATTCGAATTCCTTCCCGCTGATACTGCGGCGATGGCGCTGTCTACGATTCAGGCGGCGTATATCGTCAAGAAATACATTCTCGGCGGGTATCAGGCGGAATACCAATTCAAGGTCATTTACCGCATGAAACCGGGGAATAGCAACGACAAACGGCTCAAAGCAGACGAAATGCTCAACGCTCTTGGCGATTGGGCAGCAAGCGAAGAACCGCCCAACATTGGCGACGGCCGCCGCGTCATTCGCATCGAGCCGACAACGCGATCCTCGCTTTTCGCCGTTTATGAAAACGGTGACGAGGATCACCAAATCCTTATGAAAATGAACTACGAGGTGATTAAAAATGGCTGATACGACTTTTAACACCACGGCGGGACAGACCGTAGACCGCGAACTTCTGATCGCGTATCTCAACACGGGCGAAACCGGAACTCCCACGTGGTCCCCCCTCGGTACGCGCGTTACGGATTCCAGCATGGAATATGACTGGCAGGAGGATTCCTCGAAGGATATTCTTGGCACGACGCGCACGACCATGAAGAAACCCATTATCACGCAGACCTTTGACCCGTCCAATCTCGATGCTGGCGATCCTGCCATCGTCAAGGTGTGGAATCTCGCGGTCAAGGAGCAGAACGCGGCGGCGCTGGCAAATCAGGACGTGCTGATCGTCCACGCTTATGCAGGCACGGCGAATACGGCAGTATTTGCGGAGCGCTATTCGTCCTGCATGGTCAAGCCCTCTTCCCTCGGCGGCGAGGGTGGCGGCTTTATCGGTATGCCAATCGACGTGACGCTTGGCGGCACGCGCAAGACGGGCACTGCGGCCATTTCCGGCGGCACTGTCACGTTTACAGAGGACTAAATCAAAGAGGGCTGGCATTTGTCAGCCCTCATTTCGGAGGTAAGTATGGAACTCAGCTTTGATTCCGGCGTAAAGGAATACACTATTCGAGGTGTAAACGGTGTTGTGACCGTGTATTTCAACCCTGCGGACGTAAATTTCGCAAAGAAAGCGTACCGCGTATTTAATGATCTGCGCAAGAAGCAGGAGGAAAGAGTGGCAAAGCTCGATGTAACCGAGCCGGGCGACGAGCTCTTTGACATGGTGGATTCCATCGACAGGGAGATGCGCGACATCATCAACGATCTGTTCGGGCAGGATATTGCCGACACGTTGTTTGGCAGCATCAACGCCTATTCCGCTGCCAATGGCGCACCTGTGTGGCAGAACTTTATGATGGCAATCATCAACCAGTTTGAAGACGCAACGAAGCGCGAACAGGCGCTTGCTGATGAGAAAATCCGCAAGTACACCCAGAAGTACAAAAAATGATGTACGAACTCCCGACGTCGCTGAACATCTGCGGCGTTGAATATGCTATCCGCTCAGACTATCGCGCAGCACTGGACGTGCTTTCGGTGTTTGCTGCGGTCGAGCTGGACAACGGTCAAAAGGTTCTGGCCGCACTGGATATTTTCTATCCTGATTTTTTACAAATGCCGGACGAGCATATTCCAGATGCTGTAAAGCAAATGACGTGGTTTCTCGACTGCGGCGACGACGGCGACAACAGGAAGCGCCCAAAGCTGATGGATTGGGAACAAGACTTCCAATACATTGTGGCTCCTATCAACCGCGTTGTGGGACAGGAAGTGCGCGCAATGCCTTATTTTCACTGGTGGTCATTTGTATCTGCGTACTACGAAATCGGAGATTGCCTGTTTGCAAACATCGTGCGGATTCGCAGTTTGAAAGCAAAGGGGAAAACGCTTGACAAATCGGATCGAGAATTTTACCGCGAAAACAGACGGCTCGTTGATCTGAAAAAGCCGATGACGGAAGAAGAAAACGACACGATCAATGCGTGGTTGGGCAAAAAAACGCCCGACGCAAAATAGCATCGGGCGAGGTGGGTTACTTGTCTGCAATGAATGTAATTTCGTTTCCAGACCAAAAGTCGGGAGTGAAGCGAATTTCAATTTCTTTCCAGTCTTTGGGGACTTCGTATCCGACAACGCCGGTCATTTTCTTACCGGCAGCAATAGCTCCGTCTAACTGAGTTTTATCGGTTGCGATGGTGGCTGAAATGCTCAGATTTGTCGAGTAGTCATCAACATAGGCGTTGAACGATGCGATAGAACTAACGGCAATATCTTTATCCGACTGGTTATCAATGGAGAATTCGCAAAGCAGAAACACATTACCATCATCAGGCGTGTTGAACTGCGATCCATTGCTTTCGGTGCAGGAATCAAACTTTACACTGATCCCATTTAACTCGGCGGTTTCTCCAACGCCAAACGTTTGGCTCTCTGAGCCAGAATCATCGCCCGTGCCGTTTAATGCGGCGGCGATCAGGCAAATGCCGAAAATAGCAATGATGATCCCCAACACTGGGTGGCGCTTTTTCTGCTTTGCTCCGCATTGAGGGCACGTTGATGCGGATTTCGCAATAGACGCGCCGCACACTTTACAAGTAGTCATCTTATCCATATTCATTCCTCCTATAGCCACGTTTTGTGGATATATTGATGATACCATGCGAAAAAACAAATAGCAAGTAGGTGATAGCTTTGGCAGATGGTGAAATCGTAATTGACGCTACAATCAGCGACAAAAAACTACACTCTGACCTGAACAAGGTTAAGTCAAATATTGCATCTTTGCAGAAGGAGTTCAACAAGCTTGGAAGTCAAAAAACGCCGATGGAAGAGCAACTTCGCACCATTGGCGCGGAGCTTGACAACGCAAAAGCGATCCTTGCGGAAATGCGCAGCGCCCCCAAAGGCACATACGAAAAAACGGACGTATCCGAACAGGCAGAGCGCGTGAGGCTGCTCCAAAGTGAATTCAACAAGACCGCAAGTGAGGTTGAAAAGCTGAATAGTAAGCTCACCAACACAAGTGAAAAAATCTCAGATGCAAAGACGCAGGCAGCAGACCTCGCGCAGCAGATTGAGGGCCGCAATAAAGGCGCTGGCATCCGTGCAGCGACAGAAGCAGCTTCAAAGAGCATGGACAACTTTGGAAAACGCATTAGCTCAGTCGTTCGCAGCGCTCTTGTATTTACTGCTATCACTCAGGCGCTTGCCAAAGTGCGAGAGTGGGTGAAAAGCGTTGTGATGACCAACTCGGAAACGAGGGAATCTATTGCACAGATGAAAGGCGCGTTGCTGACATTGGCGCAGCCGCTTGTAAGTGTTGTGGTTCCTGCATTTACAATGCTTGTGCGCGTAATCACGGCGGTCATCAATCAAATCTCCCGTCTTGTGGCGCTCATCTCCGGTAAAAGCGTCAAGGCATCTGCGAACGCTGCAAAGTCCTTAAACAAGGAGACCAAAGCACTAAAAGGGACTGGCGGCGCTGCAAAAAAGGCAGCAAGCGACCTTGCGGCCTTCGATGAGATCAACCAGTTATCCGGTGATACCGCTGACAGTGCGGGCGGCGGTGGCGTAAGCGCAGATGATATCACCCCAGATTTCAGCTATATGGACGAAATCAGCGACAAACTAAAGAAAATCGCCGATGCGGTCATGCTGATCGCAGCAGGCCTTGCGCTGTGGAAGCTCGGCAGCTCGCTTCCCGGAGCATTGGGGAAGATTTTGACCAAGCTCGGCGGTATCCTCATCGCGGTCGGCGGGTTAATCCTTCTATGGGAAAGTCTGTCTGACGCATGGAATAACGGTGTCAACTGGAAAAATCTGCTTGGGGCTCTCGCTGGTACAGCGGCGCTTGCCGGTGGTCTTGCTCTTGCGTTCGGCAAGGTAGGCGCTGGCATCGGCCTTGTCATTGCAGGCGCGGCAATGATTATTACGGCGTTTAAGGACATTTGCAATAACGGAGCAAATCTCCAAAACACTCTGATGCTGATTTCCGGAATTGTAGCCACTGGACTGGGCTTCTTTTTCTTGACCGGAAGCGTCATTCCTCTGGCAATCGCAGGGATTGCCTCCATTCTTGTAGCGATGATGAAGCTAACTGGGAACTTAGAAGAGTTTGCAAAAAACCTCAAAGAGAACATTCTCGGCGGAATCATTCAGTTTATTAAAGGCGTATTTACTGGTGACCTCAAGATGGCTTTTGATGGGGTGAAAAAAGTGGCAAAGGGGATCGTCAACGGCATTCTGATTATTGTTGAAAGTTTTATCAACAATATTATCCGAGGGTTGAATTGGCTTATCACAAAAATCAATTCTATTCGCCTCAAAGTTCCGGACTGGGTTCCGGGAGTTGGCGGGAAGGGTTGGTCACCTCATATTGGGCAAATGTCCAGCATTACTTTGCCGCGTTTGGCGACCGGAGCGGTTATCCCCCCCAACAAAGAATTTCTTGCCGTACTGGGCGATCAGAAAAGCGGGACGAACATTGAAACGCCGCTTGCAACAATGGTTGACGCATTTAAGCAGGCTATGGCGGAATCCGGCGGCGGTGCAACAACGGTCGTTATCCAGCTCGACGGTAAGGAGATCGCACGCAGCACCGTGAAGAATATTAACAACATGACACGCGCGGCGGGTAAGCCCGTGCTGCTGTACTAAGGAGGGATAACATGGAAGTCCTTATTATCAACGGCACGGACTACTCGTCTGCAATCGCAACGAAAGGTTACGGGTGGAGCAGAAACGATCTCGACAGCGACAAGACCACACGCACCAAAGATGGCAAAATGCGGCGCGACAAGATCACCACCAAGCGGAAACTGAGTTATACAACGCGCTCTGTCAAGCGTGACGTGCTGGCAAAGCTTGACGATGATCTCAATAAGACCACCTGCACCGTGCAATACCTCGACCTGCATGGCGTGAGAACCAGCACGTTTTATTGCTCGTCGATGGAATGCACGCTCGAAGAAGCGGCAGACGATAACGAGGTGTGGGGCGGCGCGACGTTTAATTTGATCGAGGTGTAACATGGGGCAGACAACAAGTGCGCTGTGGCATGATTTGCTCCACAAGCCAGGGACGGAGCGCGAATTCAAATTTGTCATCAATGACGTAGAGTACGGAAAAGATGCAGAGGTTTCCCACTCCGTTGAATCGCAGTTGTTTGAAGAATTTGGCATTGGAAACGCCTGTTGCGCGACGTTAAAACTTGCAGTCATTGCAGACAATATCCCGCGCGCCGCGACGATCAAGCGCTATCTCAGACTGGTAAACGGCACTCAGGCGACCGCATGGATTCCAAAGGGCGTGTTTTTTACCAATAAGCGCTCTCGCGATGGGGATTATTGGGAAGTCGAAGCATACGACGCAATGCGCAAAGCAGATGTTGTATGGGAACCGGCTCAGTCTTTGACGTTCCCAATGGCTATGCCTGCCGCCGTGAATCTGTTTTGCCAGATGATGGGGGTAACACTGGATAAGCGAACTGCATTGAATAGCGCGTATACCATTGACTACCCCGCCAATGATTACACGGTGCGTAATGAGCTTTGCTTTATCGCTGCGGCACACGGCGGCAACTGGATTATTACAGACGCAGGGGATCTTTTGCTTGTCCCGCTTTTATCCATGCCTGCTGAAACCAATTACCTTATCACCGAGTACGGCGATGCAATTACATTCGGGGGGGTGAGAATCCTTGTCTGATAAGTATTTTGTTGGTCAGGACATGACCAGCTTTTCCGACAATGGCCAATACAAGCCCATTTCCCGCGTGACGCTTTTGCTCGACGATGAGAAGAGTTTGACCGCTGGCGATGATACCGGCATGGAGATCACTGCAAGCTGCCCTCATGCAACACAAGCGATGGTAAACGCCTTGCTACAGAAAATAAAAGGGTATCGGTATCAAGCGTATGAAGCTGGCGCGGCTAACATCGACCCCGCCGCGGAGCTTGGCGACGGTGTGAATGTCGGTGGGGTCTATTCTCCACTCTCTCGCATCGCTGATGATGGGAGAGGGTACGCAGACATTTCTTCCCCCGGCGAGTTGGAGATGGACGACGAATACCCGTCTGGCGGCTACATCAAGCAGGAGTTTGACCGGAAACTCGCTCAAACGCGCTCTCTTATCACCAAAACGAGCGAAGAGATCGACCTCCGCGTGGAGGGCATCAGCGGCGATGTATCGTCCCTGCGCGTGTCCCTTGGCAACGTGCAATCTGAGGTCAGCGGAAAAATTGACGGCAGCACGGCACAAAGTCTTATCGACCAGAGCATCAACAAAATCGAGCTAAGCGTGTCCAGCGGCAGCGGCGGCAGCACGTTTACTCTCAAGGCAGGAAGCACCGAACTGAGCACAAACACGCTTGATTTACACGTCAATGCTGTCAACATTGACGGTACGCTCAAGGCAAGCCAGATCCAGACGGGCAGCATTTACGTTGGTGACCTTGCAGATGGATCGAAATACGCAACTAAGACGTATGTGAACGACAACGCGGGTCTGAGCTCAAGTGAAGTTGATGACCGTATCGACACCTACATCGACAGTACCAGTATTACCGCTGAAACGTTGCGCGGACGAACAGTCTCTCTTATGGCGAACCGCAGAACTGAAATCGGGACTATCGAGCTGGTAGATACCACTACTGGCTACGGAATCAGCATCAGTACGTATGACGGCGGGATTCAGCTCGATTCCGGTGGTAATGTGTACATCACCAGCGCATATAGGACGAGACTCCAATTAGACGACGATGCGGCCAAAATTGGCCCGACTGTATGGGCGACTGACGGAACGGTCATTTACAGCTCTGACAAAAACGTGAAAAACAGTATCGAATATGACTTGTCCCGGTATCGTCAATTTCTGCTCGACCTCAAGCCTTGCCGTTTTAAATACAACGAGGGGCAAAGCGGACGATACCATATCGGTATGATCGCGCAGGATATGGAGCAAAGCCTTGCTGACAACGGCATAGCTGCATCTGAGTTTTCCGGTTGGTGCAAAATGCCGATACGAGACGAAAATCACAATATCACAGGCTACACCTATGGTATCCGCTACGATAGCCTGATCCCCCTAAACACGTTGATGATTCAAGAGCTCGTGAAAAGGGTGGAAGCCTTGGAGAAAAGGAGCTGGTTTTAATGGATAAGGAAAAACTCAAAAAGCAGATCGATGGTGCTTACAGCATGATTACAGGCGTCTATGTTAAGGGCGCGGACGCCAAGCGCGTGGCAATGGCAATGCAGCACCTTGAAAACGCCTTTGCTGAGCTGGACAAGCCGGACGAGCCGCCCGCCAAAGAGGGCAAGACGAAGCTCGAGAAGGAAAGCGAGGTAGCCGATGGCTGATAAAGCAATTTCCGACCTTACCCAAGCGGTACAGATTACCAACGAAGATCTTTTCGTGCTTGAGCAGAGCGGCGAGGCAAAAAAGCTGAAAGGCTCGCAAGTCGTGCAGTATGCCAAGGATTCTGTCGCGGCAGAGGTGCAGGGCGTGAAGGAATACGCTGACACCGCTAAGGCATCGGCTGATGCGGCGGCAAAAGACGCAACCAGAGCGGAGACCGCTGCACAGGGCATCGACGATAAGGTCGCTGCGGCTGATGCGTCCGCAAAGGCGGCGGCATCTTCTGCGGCTGCGGCTGCTGCATCTGCGACCGGTGTTGACGAGAAGGTACAGGCCGCGCAGACTGCGGCAACTAATGCCGCAAAGTCTGAGACGGCGGCAAAGGCCGCACAGACCGCTGCCACCAACGCGCAGAAATCGGCGGAGAGTGCGCAGACCGGCGCACAGAACGCTAAAACGGCGGCGGAATCGGCACAGGAAGCCGCTGAAAGCGCAAAGGACGCGGCGGCGGGTAGTTCGACCGCTGCGGGGCAGAAAGCGACACAGGCCGCTCAGAGCGCCGAGGACGCTGCCTCCGCCAAGTCTGCGGCAGAGACGGCAAAAACCGATGCACAGGCGGCGCGCGATTCCATCGTCAACATGATCGTCGAGGCGGTGACCCTTGCAAGCGGTTCCGACGCGACGGTAAGCAAGAGCGTTGTTGACAACGTATTTAAGCTTGTGTTTGGCATTCCGCGCGGCAATCCCGGTGCAGATGCGCCTACTATCACAAGCATCACGATCCGGCAGACAGACTATCACATGATCGTGTCCCTCTCTGATGGCACAACGTATGATGCAGGCTATTGCCGTGGCGCTGCCGGTGCTGGCTCGGGTGATATGCTTGCCGCAGTGTACGACCCACAGGGCAAACAGTTGGATATTTACAAATACGTCGATGACGCGTTTTCTAACATTCCCGCCGGCAACGTTAAATTTGCCGATGGCACAACGTTCCAGCAGAAACTTGACAGCGGCGCGCTTAAAGGAGACCCGGGGAAAGATGGTGCCCCTGGTGAGAAGGGCGATCCCGGCGAGAAGGGCGCGGACGGCGCTCCCGGCAAGGACGGAGCCAAGGGAGACAAGGGAGACACCGGCGATCAGGGGCCGCAGGGCTTGCAGGGCCCGAAGGGCGACACCGGCCTGCAAGGCCCGATTGGCCCACAGGGGCCGAAGGGCGACAAAGGCGACACCGGCCCCGCAGGCCCCGTCAACGTCCCCGCCACCACCTCCCTCATCAAGGGCGACGGCTCGGGCGGATTGGCGGCGGCGACGGCAGACGTGGACTACGCGATGGTGCCTCACACGCGCAAGGTGACGCTGACCGTCTCGGGCTGGAACAGCAGCACCAAGCAGCAGACAGTGACGTGCAGAGGCGTGCTCTCGGACGCGACAAAGCAGCTGCTGATTCCCACGCCCGTTAACACGGCGGCGGGGAGCCCATACGACGAGGCGGGCATTCAGATGGTTGCACAGGGTGCGGACAGCGTAACATTCTACGCCGACACCGTGCCGACGGTGATCATTGGGGTCTATGTGACCATTTACCCCATCAACTATCTCGGGTAAGGGGGCAAGGACATGATCTATAACATGAGACGGCGGAAAAAGAAAGTAAGTCTGAAATGGTATTTCAATTCACGACTAAGCATTCTGGAGGATCGCACATATACTGCAAATTTTACATCTAATGGAAGAACATTTATCGAGCTAATCACTGATACATCTTCCTGGTCGGGGGGATTTGCATACGGTTTTTATGCGTATGGTGGCAATAGAAAGGATATTGTCTATAGTACCAAGACACGCACATGGAAAGCCGAAGCGTATCGAACCGTCGAATTTGACGAAGCACCCACCGGCGAGCTGCTGGCGTTCCTGCAAGCTAACGCCACACCGCTATGAGAAAGGAGCACACATGAGCACTGTTCTGAAAGCAAATAACACCGAAACGCCGTGCGAGGCGGCGGAACACTACCGCGACAGCGCGTGGGGACGCTCCACCTGCACTGTGACGATCAAGGGCAGCGCGGCAGACATCGCCGCCCTGCTGCCAAACGGCGCGGCGTGGTCGCTCATTGAGCGCGAGGACGTGCTGGACGAGAGCGGCATGCCCACGGGGCAGACCGTCGACCACGAGCGCGATATGAGCGAGTACAGCATCAGCGGCGACATCACCGACCACCGCGACGGCACGGTCAGTATCAAGATGGGCAAGCCCACGGAAACCGAAAGCGCCAAAGCGACCGTCACCGCCCTTGCGGGTGAACCGGTCACATACGCCCGCGCGGTGAAGCTGCGCCCCATTATCGAACGGGCAGCGGTCAGCCTGAGCGACGGCGAGGCGGCGACTGTGCCCGAGCTCATCACGGCATGGGCGTATCCTGTTGCTTACGCGGAGGGCGACCGCAGGAGCTACGGCGGCAAGGTGTACAAGGTACGCCCCGGTAAGGGTCATACCTCGCAGGCCAACTGGACGCCGGAAAAGACGCCGAATCTGTGGGCGGTCATCGACGCCGAGCACGCGGGCACGCAGAATGACCCCATACCCGCAGCGCGCGGCATGGAATACGAGTACGGCAAGTATTACCTCGACGGCGAGGACGGCAAGGTGTACCTCTGCGAGCGCACGGGCGAGCAGGCAGGCGGCAAGATCACGCTGCAATATCTGCCGCATGAGCTGGTGGGGAATTATTTTAAGGCGGTGTAATACGCCGCAGAAAGGGAGCGGGATATGGAAGATTTGGCAAGGGTCGCGTCGGCGTGCTCAGAGATCACGGTTATTCTCGGCGCGCTGGCGCTGCTCATCAAGCCGCTGCGCAACAAAGTCCTCGGCCTTGACAAGCTGGTGGATGCGCTCAAGTGCGAGCTGCGGCACGATATGCTGCATACATACTACCGGCATAAAGAGGACAAATTCATTCGGCAGTACGAGCTTGAGGACTTTTTGTACCTTTACAGGGGCTATAAGGCGCTGGGCGGCAACAGCTTTATTGACAAGATTAAGTCCGAGATCGACGAGTGGGAGGTCAGGACGTGAAGCGCACAAAGAAGCTCAAAACACGCAACCGTATCCTCTGCGCGGTTGCTGCGTTTATGAGCGTGTTCATCGTGTATACCGTCGTGTTCTACAGCATCAAGGGGTGGCAGTGGGATTCCATGTTTCCCTATGTGCTGGGAGTGGGCGGCATTGTAGACGTGATGACGGCGGGCGTCGCCATCGCGGACAAACTATCGGGACGAAAGGAGAAAAACAATGGAACTAATCCATAAGAGACTGGCAAATCTCATGAGCGTCAAGAGCATCGTGACGCTGGTGCTGACGGGCGTATTTGCGTACATGGCGATCACGGGCAACATTTCGCAGGACTTTATGACGATCTATGCAGTTATCATCGCGTTCTACTTCGGCACGCAGAGCCAGAAGGTGCAGGACGCGGTGGGAGGTGACAACAATGTATCACAGCCGTGACATTGCCGACCTGCGCGCCGACGTGCGGGCAAACTGCGTCATCTTCCTCGACCTCTGCAAGGAGGCGGGGCTTCCGGTGCTTGTGACGGAGACGGTGCGTGATGACGAGTATCAGCGCTATCTTGCGCGCATGGGCTACGCGGCCAAAAACGCGACGCGCCCGACGTTCCACTCCGTCAAGGCGGGGCTGGCGTTTGATATCTGCAAAAACGTCAAGGGGCATGAGTACGACGATCCGTCGTTCTTTGCCCGCTGCGGGCAGATCGGCAAGCAGGTTGGCTTTTCGTGGGGCGGCGATTGGAAGAAATTCCCGGACAAGCCCCACTTCCAGTGGGACGATCACGGGAGATACGGAGGCAGTTCTATCTTGGTGGGACACTACCCGCCGGAAATGGAGGAATACATGACACCAACCGAATTCAACAAGATGATGGACGCTTACCTTGCGCAGCTCGGCACGAAGCCCGTGGCAACTTGGGCAAAGGCAGACTGGGACAAGGCTGCCTTTGAAGGCATCACGGACGGCAGCGCGCCGCAGAGACTGATCACGCGGCAAGAAGTCGTGACGATGATCCAGAGAGCGACAAAATAACGGTGTCCTAATCGGGCACAGGAAGGAGCGGGCGGCGAAAGCCACGCGAAAGCGCTCTGCAACGTCCCACACGGGGCATGGACGGTCAGCACAAGCGTATCCGGGCGGAGTTATCCGCAATGGCTCCACGGCGAGCCGTCGAATATATCTTATCCTTCGAGCTGCCAGCGGACGAGGCGGCGTGCATCATTGAGTGCGACGTGCGGCGCAAGAGCTACGCGCAAGTGTGCGAGGCACTGCACCTGTCGCCGGAGGCGGTCAACCGCTGCCGCAGGCGGGCATACCAAAAAATAGCAGACGGGCAAAGAGAGCACCGAGGTTAATCGGTGCTCTCTTTTTTGTTTTCCACTGCCGCAAGCGTCCAGCCCTTATAGGTTGACACGGTGTACGGGGCCCCGTTTTTTCGGCGTAGTTTGCCCTCCATCGACCGCTTGAGCTGGCGGAAGCCGGCGGCGATCCTCTCGGCATTCTCGTCGGTCGGCTCCACGTCAAAACAATCGGCGGCATGCTCCCTCGCCCAGTCCAACAGATTGACCGCGACGACAGGATCCCCTTCCGGCGAGCGCAGGTGCCAGATCTTGGCGCTGCGGTTTTGCGGTCCGCGCTGCCCTCCCGGCAGAGCCATAGCGGCAGCCGTGCCGTGGGCAAGGTTTCCGGTTTTCTTCGCTGCCGCAGCGGCGTTTTGCTTGGCGGCGGCGCTCCAAGTGTTGTGTCGTCCCTTGTGCTGTCTGCTGCGCCATACGGCGGAGCAAACCGGTGAGCAAGTGCGCTTGTTGTTGGACGGCGGCGTAGAAAAATCCGCGCCGCAGACCACACAGTGCCGGATCATAACAGCTCCCGCACGTCCACGCCCAGCGCGTCGGCAATGGCAAGCAGATTTTTGGCGGTCAGGTTGCCCGCCTCCGCCTCGCCCAGCTCCACGCGCTGGATCTGGCGGATATTGACGCCGGACTTTTTGGCCAGCTCGGCCTGCGTCATGTTCGCCATGCGGCGCGACCACTCCAGCTTGGTGATCGGGCGGTTATGGCAGTCTCTGCCGTAGTTGACCATCGAGCACACGGTGCAGTCCCCGTCCTCGCGCTGACAGTCGTTGTACTTCCTCCGCATCTTATCTCCTCCTCTTAGCAGATAACCTTAACGACCTCGGCGTCACGGATGATGAGCTCGCCGTCGTCCTCGCCGTACTCGGCCTCGTTGCCGCAGATGATAGCGACATGGTCGCCGTAGTACTGATTAACGCCAAGGCGATCCAGCTTGCAGGTGCAGATGCCGTCCAGCTCAACGCCGGTATCGTCACCGTTGTCCCAGACATGGGAGAGGTGCTCGATCGTGCCAAGCTCAAAGTCCTGCTCCTGCACGCGCACGCCGACAAACTCGTAATCCCAGCTCAGGTCCATTTCCTCGGCGACCTTCTTAATGTTTTTGATCATCTCGGCGTTCATCATCATTTTTTGTTTCCTCCTGGGGTGCCCCTCTTTTGTTTACATGCTTAGTATACGCTAATATTAGCGTAATGTCAAGACTTTTTTAAAATATTTTTTGACCAAATATTGACCAAACGATGACCATTTGTAAGGCGCGATCCACGGTATGATTAAGGCAACAAAAGGAGGTGCGCAAAATGTACGAACGACTTTTAGCTTGTGGATTTACCGAGCAAATGGCGTTGGACATTTTGACTCTGTTCCCTGATCCTGACGAGCTGCGCACTTACGTCTATTTCGCAGAGCTTTTCCATGTATAGCTACTTTAACCCAAATCCCGCTGGGCGTAATGTGTCCGACTGCACCGTGCGCGCGATCTGCAAGGCGACGGGGGAGGACTGGGGCGAGGTGTATTTGTCCCTCTGCATACAGGGTTACCTTGACGGCGACTTACCCAATGCAAATGCCTGCTGGGGCGCGTATCTGCGGTCTTTGGGCTACCGTCGCTATATCATGCCGGATACCTGCCCCGACTGCTACACGGTCGGTAGGTTTGCCGATGAGCACCCGCGCGGGACTTATATCCTCGCGCTCTCCGGTCATGTGGTCTGCGTGGAGGACGGGACGATTTATGACAGCTGGAACAGCGAGAACGAAATCCCGCTTTATTACTGGGTCAAAGAAACGGAGGAATGAACATGGCATATCCCTATTTCAATCCCTATTATCCGCAGCCGATGCCGGACAACCTCATGCAGATGCGACAGATGCAGCAGCCACAGATGCAGCCCATGCAGCAGCCAGTGCAACAGAACCCCATCGCACAGGGCGGCGTGCAGTGGGTAAGCGGCGAGCAGGAGGCAAGAGGGTATCTCATCGCGCCCAACTCCGCTGTTGCTCTGTGGGATTCCAGCGCGCCGACGGTGTACCTCAAGCAGTCCGACGCAAGCGGCAAGCCGACGCTCAAGATTTACGATCTTGTAGAGCGCGCAGAAACGCCCCGTACAGCGTCGCAGGAAAAGGGCGTGGAATTTGTCACCCGTAAAGAGTTCGACGCGCTGGCGGCGCTTGTGGGCGAGCTGAAAAGCAAGAAGAAGCGCAAGGAGGACGATGACGATGAATAATCCCTTTTTCGGTGCGCTCGGCGGCGGGAACGGCTTCATACAGATGATGCAGCAGTTCCAGCAATTCAAGGCAAATTTTCAGGGCGACCCCAAAGCGGAGGTCGAAAAGCTCTTGCAAAGCGGCAAACTCTCGCAGGCGCAGCTCAACCAGCTACAGCAGATGGCGAAGCAGTTTCAAAGCCTGATGCAGTAATTATCAACACAAATCAACATCGTGGCCACGATTTGATGAATAAAAATTTTCCAAAGGAGTGATACTATGTCTCTTTCTGACGGCGGCGTTCAGGCCACTATGCCTGTTGCGCCAACCGGCATGATGAACAGCGGCTTTGGCGGCTTCGGCGGCGATGGCGCGTGGTGGATCATCATTCTTTTCTTGTTTGTTTTCTGCGGCTGGGGAAACAACGGATGGGGGAACAACGGCAATTCCGGCGGCGTGGTTGACGGCTATGTGCTGACCTCTGATTTTGCCAATGTCGAGCGCAAGATCGACAGCGTAAATCAGGGCCTTTGCGACGGATTTTACCAGCAGGCGCAGCTTGTCAACGGCACCAACATGGCGA